GGATTATGGTGTGGAGTAACAAGTTCTTTAACTTATACTCCACACCAATAACTACTTGTCTACCTCGTCACACTTTTCAACGTTATCATCCAACAACTCTCGATCATGCCAGAACTTCATATCTTTGACAACGCACACAGTAATTACCACACTAGCGAAAGCAATGCCCAAGAAAGCCAATAGCATAGCAATCATAATACCAAATGTAATACTAGCCAACATAACGCAACACTCCATCCCAAGGATAAACAGAATAAGGGCTTACATCAATTTCATGTTTAGTTTGGTCACCAGGTTGTCCGCCTGTAGTTTGGTTAATTTCATTAATATGGGCGCCAACTTTCTCTCCTCCACCAATATAGATTTCAGTGTGATTATTAATGTTAAGAAGAATATCCCCTCTAAATAGATTAGCTTGGCTATTACCTATACCTGGCATCCACTTAAACCCTATCTTAGTAAAGTCATTAATCATACTACCAGTATATCCAGCATGTACAGGAAGATTGAATCCACCACCTACACGAAATGCTTCATACACTAGTGAAGAGCAATCATAATCTGGTCCCCATCGGTGAGTCCAGTCATATCCATGAGAGTTATCATTAGCAATAACAATAGCCCATTTAACAGCAGCTTCTACATCCTTATTACCAGCGATGCTGCCATTACCGCCTTCACCATTCCAACTACCGCTGGACAGATTAGCACCTACTCTAACCCATCGTTGAAGCTGGTAGTATTCTATCAACTTCTCACAGTAGCTACTATCGTCTTGTTTTACACGATATAGACCATTACAAACAAAGTAGTAAAATCCATCACCACCGACACTTGCAATAGCATCTACATTAACTCCAGCTACATTACCTTTGATAGTTATACTCATAACCATTCCTAACTACGCATCTTAACGATATCACGGAACCAACTCTTGAGCTTCATATCCTCGTAGTACACACAGCCGCATTCATAAGCCCGCATAAGACGCTGAATAAACGGAGACCTATTGTTCTTCAAGAACAGCATGGTATTGGGCTGCATATCTTCCGTAGTAGCGCAATAAGTAATAGGGCAATCCTCATTCACATCATGTGAAATATAGTACCTGCCATTTCTAACATCATACCAAATGCCAAGTTTCTGATAATAATAAACCAGCGTAAACTTATATTCACACGTATACGGTTTCTTCCCAATGAAGTTAGTATTACTTCTCAGACTTTCATTGTCATACGCATACCGACCGTAGTTAGTTTCCTTCAACAGTTTACCGCGCCTAGTTTGTTTAACCATCTCAACGAACTGCTCGTTCTTAACATCCTCAACGAGAATCTGGTTGTCATTGCCAAACAGCTCTCGCTCCTTGTTGAACGGCATGTCATGGTTCCAATAGGTCATATACGGATTGATAGCATCACACTTGTTACCCAACATGAACCAACGCAACTGGTCGCGGTTACGGTCGATAGTGGAATCCAGTTCCAAGAATACTTCAACCTCATGTGGTAGATACCCGCGGAACCTATCAATCGTGACGAACTCCTCAAAGATACCAACTCTAGCATCAGGAAACGGGATAGACTTGAGGATACTCTGGTCGGTCAAAGCCAACGCGATACCCATCATTTCGTCATCACAATACAGAATATCGTTTTCAGCCCTAAGTTCATGTCCAGCGAACATCCCCTTGGCAATGATATCATCGAACAACTTGGAGGTGCCCTTATCAGGGTTCTTCGTCAACCTCTCAAGCTCCGTAGTGTAACGACGAAGGTAGACGATGCCACTAGGCTTATCGGTATGCCGCGTTTTAATCCAGCGTTCGATAGCCCATCCCAAGGTGTTGAACGTCTTACCAGTACCTCGACCGCCATACACTTCATTGTAGATTGCGTTATAGCTCCACGTAGTCCTCGGGTCGAAGTACAGCGGGTTGTATTTGAACTTGTCGATAGCCATGATTACCTCTAAAAGAAAAGCTCGGGTGCCGTGACACTCCCGAGCATAGCCAACTATGAGGTGGGCGGTTTATCTAAAGAGCCGCCGCCCACCTGTCCGCAACAAAGCCGTTTCGCTACGAGGTCGGGATACTCCTCATTCCCTACGGCACGTTTCACCGTGACCCATCCGTTCGGGGCAGCGTTGGTACTGCACTTTGCGCTATCCCAATTATATCATATCATCGGTAGAAATTGCCCGAGATATTGAATGACACCCCGTTCAGATAATATTCGGTAGTCGGCTCGCCACTCACTGAACCATCAGTTCCTATGCTCAACATCTTCACACCATTCGGGGTGCAACATGGAATCATCACAGCTGCATTTGGTCGGCACTCCACAGGCAGGGTGATAAGGGAACCTTTATCGTCACTCAAGATATCAGCGAGAAAAATCACGTCATTGATACAAGACAACATGACAGCATCGGAGCCGTACATCGCCCCTTCTACCACATCGATAGTATAGCGACCTTGAAATGTCGTGAAAACGTTCGGGTTTCCCTTATCACCGTTTGGCATTACTCGCTCACCAGTTCCTTAATCTCGTCGGTCTTAGCCGTATTCTCCTCAATCTTATCACGGTTCGTCTTAATCATTTCCTTGAGGTCATTGAGCGTTCCGTCAAGGTTTGACAGAGTTCGGCTAATCTCCGACATTCCATCTGCAAGTTCCTTAGTTGCGCTTGTGTTCTCCGCCATCGTTTTATTGATGAAATAGAACAGAGCACAGCAAGCGACGATAGGAAAACCAACAGAATTGATAACCTGTACGGTGGAATCAACATCCATAGTTACACCTTCTCCAATACAATCTTACCTCTTGAGCTTTCAGTTATCTTCCATTGCGGTTCACTGGGCTGTTCTGGCTGTTCAGGTTTATGAGCCACACCTGCGTATTTACGCCATGCCGTTTCATTTCCGTAGAACAGGTTGCAATCCAGATTACCGTCCCAACCGTTCAATCTACCATCTGAGCAGAACTGCCAAGCTCCCACCACGCCATTGGCTGTCGGCGGTTCCCACGTCTGGGCTTGGGTGAATGTTGGGTGTTGGGCATTAGGGTAAGCGGCTAACCACCTCATGCAATTAGGTTCCACTCCGCCTTGATTGAACCGCCAAGGATTGCCGTAAATCCATGGCCATATACCAGTGGTATCGTGAATTTGGCGCACGAACGAGTTCACCCAATTAACATCTTGCTTTTCCTCCCAGTCAAGGATTGGGATTCCATACCCAAAATAATTGGCGCAGTTCTTGTAGAACCAGTATGCTTCTTGAGCTGGGGAGCCATTCTTGGCATAGTGGTAGAAACCCCATAGTTTCCCAGTTTTGATAAGTTGTTGAACATAACTGTCGCAATATGCGTCAACGAAATTAGTCCCCTCTGTTGCCTTGGCAACAACTCCGTCTATCTGGGAAAGAAGGGGAGAGAGGTCGGTGAGACCCGCCCTCCCCTGATGGTTGGATATGTCGATGAAGTTAAGCATTTAGATATTAATCTCAACAAGCGCGGCGCTTGTATAAGGTTTATTGGCAAGGTACTTATAAGCTTGCTTACCATTAAACTTGTTATTGTTGCCGTAGATGTTCATAACTACGTTATTACCTCCGCGGGTTGAAAAATCGGTGAACTCTTTATCCATATATACGTTATTCATAACGATTGCGGCTATATCGTCTCGTGCGCTTGCAATAAGAATGGGACTTAGGTCTTTAGGACACCCGGGGGCATAATTAACCCAAGTATTATTGATGAATGAGGTTTCTTCATCAGCATAAATTAAACCTACGCCTGCGTTAACTGGAGTGTTTCCAACATACATAATAATCAGGTTGTTAATATGGCATTCATAATGAAGTGTAATATAATTTGCATATTCGGATGGGTCGAACCCATCTTGGCCGATACCGTCAAGAATAAGGTTATGAATTCGACAATCATATAGGTCGCACCCGATATTTGCGATTGACCATACATGCACATGCTGAGCGGTGCATCCGTTAAGGTGTACACCCTTATAACATTCCGCGCACACAGCAGAGCCCATATCGAAATCGGCGATAAGAGAAACAATACCGGTTTGGCAATGCCAAGCATTAAGAGTATTGGCGTATTTACCCTCTGCATTAAGTACATGTTTATCATAAATTTCACCAGCGGGAATAGCAGGAAAGTAAATTCCATAGTAGAAATATTCAGCTCGCACATTTTGCACGTTAAAAGCATTAGCCTTGATTTCGATGCCATTACAGTTTTTGCTGTAATTCTTTGCAGATTCCACCATGTTCACATAACTATTTTTATTAGTGATATTAATTACGCATAGATTAAAAACGTTAACATCCATGCAATACTGTTCGGTTGTCTTAATGCCGCTCCTATCGGTCTTAGTGAATAGGAACGTTGTGCCGCCTGAAAAATCAGCGTCTTTTACAGACATACCAGCGCCTATAATAGTTGTTTGACTGGGCATGACAATGGTGTCATCAAATTTATAAATACCTTTAGGGAAGAAAAGCACTTTGCCAGTTTTAGAAGTCTTTTTAAGAAGTTCATTTACAACGGGGGTGTTATCGGTTTCACCATCGGCTATAACGCCATATTTCGTCACATCGATTACAACGGCTGCATCAAGGAGAAAATCTGCCACCATTTTAGGTGTAGCAGCAATTCCGCTATTCGCATTGTCTCGGCTGCCAGTATCATCACTTAGTTTTACATGACCATAATTCATCTCATTACCAATACCGTATTCGGTGCTATCACTTGCGTGGTTGGCAGGAGCCTTGGAATCGGCTGCGTTCTGCGCTGCGGTGATACGCGCGTCGAACTTGGTTACCTCCTGACGATACTGCTCAATCTGCGCATTGAAGTTGCCAGTTACAGCCCAGAACTGCTCGTTCGTGATGGGGGTGCCCTTGGGGATGAACTGTCGGGAGGTGTAACTGTTGCCCTGATTGGTGACGATGGTCAGCGGCTCGTACTCCTTCTGGTCGCTCCACTCGATAGGGTCGGCGATAAGCGGCACGTATCGAGCGCCGATGTACTGCGTGACCTGACCAGTGGTCTGCATCATCACACGCACTTCATCGAGGATGGATTGCTTGAGGGCTTGAAGTTCAGTGGAAGTCATGTGTTTCCTTTCTACTATTGCGCATATGCGAATACTGCTTGCGGGGAGACAGCAACAGTATCATCGGTCTCGTTCTCAACCTTATGGGACAACTTTACCACACCCTTGGTGATGGAATCACCATCAGGAACATCAATTCCCTGTGGGGTGTACCGCAGGTTTGCGCCGATTGGAACCTCGACCATCTTGGTGTCTCGGTTGATGGACAGGCCGTTGCCCAAATCGAGGGAGAGCTTACCCTGTTCATGTTTGAGACCATCACCAGTCTCGATATCCAGAACAGAATCAACCACGTCGATAAGAGTGCGCGTGTCATAGCGGTTGTCGATTACACCCTGACCATCGGCGGCGAAGCGCAGAATCAACCGACCGTACTCTTCGGTGCCGTAGATAGCACCCGTGTCGAATGAGATTTCAGACCACGATTTGGGAACGTAGGCGCAGAAATACCCATCATCGGTCAGACCGAAGAACACCTGCTTGCTGTACGTCTCGAAGATGAACTTCACATTCTCGGCAACCCATTTGACAACCTCATTGCGGATTGTCTCGTCAAACTTTCCAGAAGCCCAGTTGTCCAACAACTCACCGAGTTGCGCAACGGCTTTCTTGAGCTTTGTGATATCCTCCGAATTGAGATTGACATGCTCAATCGTCTGGTTGAGGATATTGTACAGCTTGCACACCTGTTCGTAGTATGACAGGCTATCGTCATACACGGCAGGTAAAGACCTTCGGCAACTCACCTCACAACCGTAACCCATATTACCTCCTTACCATATGTGCATGAAGCAATCTCGAAGCTCCATGTCATTGACAATCATGTTGTCGATGTTCAACAATTCGCGCCCGATGCTTACGATAAGCTCCCAATACTCAGGGCGGATACGGTGACCGTTCTCTGTGAACGTGCCGGAGTCATCGACCTTGGCGGTGCTGTTCCTCGTATCACTTACGGTGTTGCTGCCACTCGTCTCGGAATTGCCCTTGCTCGCATTGGTCAGATATCCGTCATCCAAGTTCTCGATACGCGCTTGAGGAGTGTCCAACATCCTGTTCACATCATTGGACGTAGCGGTGGTGCGGCCCTCGGCAGTTCCAGTGTCGGTGCCCATGCTTTCGCGTATGAGGGCGGTGGTCCTATCAACGCCCCAGCTCTCGCCTAGGAACTCCCTGGCGTTGTCAATCTTAGCCTTATATAACTGATTGTAATACGGCATGATGCGGTTCATGGATTCGTTGAGCATCCACGCGAACTGCCCTGTTGTCTCCTGTCCAATTTCGTTGAACCAATAGCGCTGGATAATCTTGCGGTTGATTCGGTCGCGGTCATCCTCGGAGAGAACTGGGTAGGGAGGAAGGTTCAGCGTGTTCACCGTGCCAGATAAACCAAGCATGGGATAGGCGAGCGACCAGTTCTTAGGGTCTATGCCGTTGGCCCCGTGGTCGGCGGCGAACTGCTCCACGAGATAACGGAGCTGCACAGTGTACTTACTCATATTCACCGCCTGTCAGGTCTGGGAACATCTCGTCCATGAACTCAAGGAACCACGTGAGGTTGTCGATATGCCGTCCGTAGCCCTTCTTAATCTGGTCATACAATTCGGCGCTGACCATCTTGAGTTCATTGTAGCGCCTAATTTCATAGTTGTCATTGCTCATTTGAACTCACCAGCTTCTTGAGGGCGGCGAGGAACGAGTTGGCGGATGCGTCATCGCTCTCGTAACCAGTGGGATCATCCTGCATACCAGCGGTAGGGGCGAAGCCCTCCTTGTCAGTGCGGATGTACACACCGCTGCGGAAGTTCACATCCACCTTCTCAGCATCGTGGTTTTCGTCAAAGTAACCCTTCATATCGAGGAGGTTGTTGATTTCATCGCAAGCGGTCTTGCGCGGCTCGATGCGCATGAACCTGTGGACCTCAACGTCACCCATGTTGGCTAGAACCTCGTCGGTGACGCGGCGCTCCTTCTTCTCGGTGTTGGTGTTCTCAACACCGGCAAACGTCAGGAACTCGTTCCAGTACTGGTGCTTGATTACCTGTTGACGGTCAGCGACATACGGCGCGGTTGTGTCCAGCACCTCCACATCGCGCAGGTCCATCCTGTCCGAAGCCCAGATGTACGCTTCGTTCGCAGCCACCTGATTCATCATGTTCACATACGATAGCTTCTGCTTCTCATTGCACTTGATTACCTTTGGGGCCTTCTGGTTCTGGATGTTCACATCCGTGGTGCGCTCGATATTGGCAAGGCGCTTGGCGTACATCATCATGTTAGGGAGCGGAGACACGCGCAACATGTTGTTGAATATGATAACGGAGTTGTCATAGTCGCACGTGATGTTGGTGTACTTGGAATCGACGCTGTATGCGTGATAGGTCTCGGGCAGCTGGTACATGTCATATTCGCCATCGAGACGCAAGCGCATGATGGCGAAACCATCCGGAGCCTTAGGACTGCCCTTAAGCGCTTCATCGTAGAGGAAGCCCACATATCCACACTGCATGAGCCAGTACTCAAGCATACGAGCGTCAACGCCCTCGGGGAGGTTGGACCACTCGAACACGCTCATGTAAATGCCCATCATCTCGAACAGGTAGTTGAAATAGGTCACGTCATTCATATCCGTGCCGTTTAGGTCGGTGAGCTTGGCACCACCGTTGGCAACGGCGAAAGCGTTCTTGGGCATACCGAACCCACCAGTGATAGGCGTGTTGACCATCGGGTTGCCGTTCATATCTAGAATCATAATCGCACCTCCTTACTTGTTTGCGATTGAGAAGTCACCTATGTTGTCATCGTGGAACCACCAGATGCCCTGGTTCCACACTCGGTTGATACGGTCCATGGTATCAGCTGGCACTGTCCCCTGGAACTGCGCGTCCCTGGTCTTGCAGTAGTTGACGTGAGGGCGGCTGCTGCGGTCGGGGGTCTTGACGCGCTGGGTGGTATATCCGTACACATCGAAGAACTGGTCGATGCGCTCGGCGAACTGACGGCGCACACCCATCCTGAAAACCCTGAAATGATTAGGAAGGGTCTGAAATGATGTGGAATGGGATGTGGCTCCAAGCGCCTTATCAGGGGCATTAGAAGCATCAATGAAATTAGCATTAGCCCCAGCAACAGTGTTAAGGCCACCCACTGCCATACTTGCGCCACTCAATGCCGCGCCCTCAACAGCTGATGCGCTCATACCAGCAAATGCAGCGCCGCCTAGACCACCAGTCGCTGCCCCGAATAGGGCAGTACCGCCGAGTACCATAGCCGTTCCTCCGAGGAGACCCAACATATTGCTAGCGGAATTTTGAGCACTCCAATTCTGATAATAATTATAAGACCAAGACACTGCTGGTAGGCCACCAAGATTAATGAGCTCCGCGTCATTAGTCCCTAAGTCAGAATTATAAAACATTGGGACTAGAATCAAATCCCCATTAATATCCATTGCGCCCTTCAGCATAAACTGAAGTTCCTTATTAAAGAACTCAAATCGGTAATCGTGGTATCCACCAATCATGTTCAAGACGCGGAGAAAATTAAACGGGTAAGTGTACAGCTTATTATTTCTTGGGGTGTAACCATCAAGCGGGCCAATAGGATTGATGTCTGGTTTATAGGGACGAGCAGGTAAAGTCAGGGCATCAATTCCTGGAATAGCTTCAAAAATATTTTCTCCGCTATGTGTTTTATATGCTTCAAGAAAAGCATCTGGAAACATATACATAGCCTGAATAGATGAACCACCACCCGCTTTGTTCATCTTATCTAGCCATTCTGTACATTTTTCATAATCTGTAGAAGGCCAGTAATATCTACCACAGCCACTTTGCTGTCCATTTACTTTTCCACCAGGTGCTGGCTCTTTCTTATCAAATACCGTGGGGTTCTTTTCAAGACCCTCAGTAGTCTCGGCAATAACACCCCATGTTTTCAATTTATCATCAACATCATATTCAAGATACCTCAACTCGCCAGTGCTGATAGGCTCGTCCAGGATGTTAGCTCCGATTGAATCGTCAGCCGCATGTTCGCGCTCCACGTACACAGGGCGCAAGGTGTAGTCGAAGTACCACGTTTGCAAATCGTCAATGGTGAAGTAGATATCGCAACGCTGCTCGTTGACGTACACTACCCTGTCGATGAAGGCGTAGTACCACTTGGCGCCATCATTGGTGAACATCATGTAGTCGCTGGTGATGATATCGTCGGCGTTCCACGGAGCGCCGTACCTGCCAGAGTAGGGGCGTATCTCGGTGTTGCCCTCCTTGACATTGGTTAGCCTTGCTGTGAACCACGCCTTCTGCTCGGCGGCGGAGGAGAAGGTGCGGGAATAGCACACCCCAGAATCGGGCTTGGTGAGAGGAGCGTTGCCGAACCTGATGATTGAAGATGGGATGGGCATATCCCGCACCTGCTTTCTCTAAATTAGGCGGACTTCACGGTAATGGTGGCCTGGCCCTGCTGCTCGCCGTCCTGAACGGACGTGGCGGTGACGGTGAACTGCTTGTTCTGCTCGTCCTTGCCGATGAACAGGGTGGAGCCAGTCATGTAGGTGCCAGAACTGACCTCGGTGATTGCATCACCAGAAGGCTCGAAGGACCACTCGACGTTCTGGGAGAACACGCCAGTGCCATCGACCTTGGCGGACAGGACCGCCGACTGGCCCTGCGTGATGGTGGCGGAAGCGGGGGAGACCGTCACGCCAGTGACCGTGGAAGCGGTCTCAGACAGGACCACCACGTTGGCGAACGGGGAGAACGAGTACAGGTCATCGGTAAACAGGAACTCGTTCCAATAGCGACCCTCAGGGTTCCAAATCTGGTCCATGTACTGCTCACGATTCCACTTCATCAGCGCCTTTTCGTCCATGAGGATGGCGGGGATGCCGTTGAGCAGGTTAAGCTCGTCCTGAGAGAAGTGCTTGAACCAGGGGTCCACCTTGCCAGTCTCGGGGTCGGTGAAAATCTCGGTCAGGCGCTCCCAGTTGAACTTGCCGAAGGAATCGACCTCCTTCTCACGGTACATGTAATCCGCGACGGAGAGGTTGAACAGGGTGGCTCGGGTGTTCACGTTGATAAGACGGTTCGTCTTGACCGTGGAAATCACAATCTGGTTCTCATACGGGGTCTCGTTGAGAGCGCCGCCCATGTTGTAATCCTCGGAGGGGTAGCGGAGCATACCGGACGCAATCTGCATCTCGGTGAATACGTCGTTAGCGGTGTCCTTGGTGAGCGCGGGGACCTTGAGGACGTTCACGTTGCCATCGAGGATGTTACGGGCGATGACATACTTCTTGAGCTGGAAGGAGTCAATCTGAAGGCCCTTGTACATGGCGGTGACAATCTGGTTGGTGATTGCCGTGATGGTCTCGTAACCGGTGACGGCCCACTTGAGGTCCGTGTCCTGAAGCGTCTGCTTGTAGAAGATACGGACCCACGTGTTGTGATAGGCGGCAAGATATTCAGGTATCTCGCGCTTGAACACGGTTTTCTCAGCGGTCTGCGGGGAGTAGACGTGTGCCTTGGCGGGATTGACGAACGTCTCGATCTTGCCATCGCCGAAGGCGAGGTTGCCCATGTCGCAGAAGGACCACGGGTCATCCCACGAGCGGTTCCAAATCATGTACTCCCAGATGAAGTTCTTGAGGAGACGGAGGAACGGGTTGTTGGTCTGCTCGTAACCGTTCATGACACCGGCGAACGCCTGCTCGCCATAGGGGGACACGTCCAGCGAGAACGCGGTCACGCGGCCCTGACCGTCTCGCGCGACGGACACGACGTTGGCACGCTCGAGGTCGTTGAACACCTGAGTCGCGTCGGCGCTCTGGGCGCTGTCGGGGTTCACGAAATCGGATGCCTGCTGGGACTCGGAGAGGAGGGCGCGGGTGATGTCGGCACCGCTCATCTCCTCCTTGGACTTGGCCACCTGAGCGGCGGTCGGTTTACGCTTGGGGGTAGGCATATGCTTTCCTTTCTTCTAGCCCAAAATGTCTTTAAGCGTGGTGGGCTTCTCCTCATTATAACGCTTAGGCTCTCGTTTGTCCTCAACACCGGAGAAGTACAGGTTGGCGTACTTCACCTTGAGGTCGGACAGCTCCTCCTTCATCTTGGCGTTGGCCTCCTTGACCTGCTTCCACTCCGCCCTCTCCTGCTCGGTGAAGTCGTTGGCCTGAGTCACGGTGTCAATCTGGCTGTCCAGCAGCGCGGCTTGAAGCCCGCGCTCCTCGGCGTCCTCGATGCCCGCCAACTGCTCAAGTGCTTCCTTGAATGCGCTCATTGATTATCACCTCGCTTTCCCAGACCCTCGTCATAATAGATATTGACAGTCACGATGTTGTCTCTCTGAATCAACTTGCCCATGAACTCGATAAGGGCGTGCTTGGTGTAAAACCCGCACGATTTGGAGCGCGGCACACCCTCCCTCACCACCGTCAAGTCAACTACCCACATATCAACTCCTTATCTTGAACGCGCCGGTGGTGAAATAAGAACCTCCAGCGGTATGATGGTTGTACAACTTGCCCCAATACTCCGAGCCTATCTCGAAGTTGTCGAACGTCACCTCCGTGTAGATGTCATCGGCGCTCGGGAGCTCCTCACCCTCCTCGGGGTCCCAATCGTGGCAGCGGTCGGGCAGACCAGCGCAGTGAATGATAAGCTCACCGTCCTCCTCGAACACATAGGTCTTGGCGCGAAGGGCCTTGAAATGCTGGAACTTGTGCTCCTGCTTCCACGCACCCAGCTTCACGTCATCCACCTCGATTCCCACGGGCGGCTCATAACCCTGAAGGTAGATGGAGTCTGTGTCGGCGTACATGAACCTCGGGTAGTTCGCCTGCGCCGCGCGGATGGTGTAGGACCGGGCGTAGGCGGTGATGAAGGCCGCGACTGGGACGTACACCGGCTCCCTCTCCTCCTCCGCCAATCGGACGTATCTAATCCTGCCGTCCTCAAGAAGCGTGGGCTTCATGGAGCATACCCTCGTGCTTGTGCCGAACTTGCCGTAGCTTGAGTTGGCGCGGAGCTTGAACAGCTGACGCATACCCTTGTTGCCGTCGATGGTGGCCTGCGATTTGCCCTCAATAGTCTCGTCCACGAAGTCGGCGAACAATGTCCTCGACCCCTTGAACATGTACCCGTCCACGAACTCTAGGTAATGAATGTCGTACTGCTCCTGTATAAGCTCAAGCTCTGCTGAGGTCACGCACCTCGCCACGACTCCCTGCGTGTCGCTTACATACTCGGTCGGGGCGAACTTTGCGAAGTTCTCCTTGAACTGCATACACGGAAGGTGGTCGGGTTTCACGGTAGCGTCTATCAGAATCTTGGCGATGTACAAGTCGTACATCAAGCCCAGCTTCGGCTCGCCCTTGAAGTACTTCGGCTCCCCGTAGGGCAGAAGCTCGTACCTCATGCGCGACGGGTACAGCGAGTTCACGTCGAACGAGATACCGCAACCAGCATCCCGACCCGCGAAATCGAGGGTCCGCATACGTCCAGCCACCCTTGTACGACAACCTCACATCAGGGTCGCACTCGATGACTGGGAACATCTTGCGAAACCGCTTCTCACCCCCGACCGTGCGTTTGTACGCCGCAAGTGAATTGGAACCAGCCGTCATCTTGGTGTCCCCTGAATCGAGCAGGGTCTTGAGCGCCTTGGCAACAATCACAACGTCCTCACGGATGTAATCGCGCTCATGTTCGGTGAGTTCATGCCCCACCTCTCGCTTACCCTTGTAATCCAAATCAAGTTTGGCGTCATCCAAACCGAAGGCCGCTGGAATCTTGGACACTGGCATGGGGAGAACCTTGAGACTATCATACACCTTGACAACATCGTAGGCGTTGAACCTCATGTTGATGTTGTAATGCAAGCCCTTGTCACTGATAAGGGTAGAAAACGTCTTGGGTTCGGAGTAACGGATATCATCTACCCACTCCCAGCCGTGGTTGAGGAGATACGAATAGATGAACTCCCCATCGAACTTAAGGTTGTGGAACCACAGCTTCGCTTCGCCCAGCTTAGAACACCAGTCGATGAACTCGGCTATGTCCTTGCCGTACACGGTGTTCTCATGCGTGTACACGGTGTCAATATCCGTTGCGGCGAAGGCCCACACCCTGCAATCATAAGGGTCGGTGGTGGTCTCGAAGTCGCACATGTACCTAAGCATGGCTCTCGTTCCACTCCTCTCTGGCTCGGTCCCACGCATCCTTCAAGACAAGCGCCCTGCGGGCCATGGATTGCTGGTCATCGTATACATAGTCAATTGACAGCTCGTCACCGTAGTTATCGAAGGCCCACACAAGGAACTCCGGCTCGTTGTCCTTGGCGTAGTTCACGATGTTCTCGATGTCCGCGAACAGCGTCGGGTTGGAGATGTCCATTCCGACCGTCTCCATTGCCGAGACATAATTGGAATACATGTCACCAGCCCTGTCATACTTGGTCTTTGCCGATGCCGTGAACTCCGTTTCAAGTAGCCTTCGACGCTGCTTCTGGGTCATCTGCGCGGGCTTGACCGTAGCGGGTGCAAGCTCCGCATGGGTCAGGCTCTTGCTTCCCACGTACCTCTCACCGAGAATGATTCCGCGCGCCTTGCGCTCCATCGACTTGCGGCGTTCCTTGACCGAGAACGCGATGCGAGTCTCACGCAGCTCGTACTTGGTGGTCACGCCAGTCTCGGTCTGCACCAACTCGAATGCGTCCTTGCGCTTGGCGCGCTTCAACCTGTTCACAATGGTATTGAGCTGCTTCGCGCTGGTGATTTGAGACTTCATCTGCTGATAGCTTACCTCGGGCGGGGCGATGGACGGGTCTAGCCCAGCAGCTCCGACTGCCCTGTTGTAAGCGCGGACAGCTGCGGACAGGCGGTTGACTTGGCGTCTAGTCCACTTAATCTTAGGTGTCCTGCGCATGTCACGCGCTCCTCTCCGATTAGAACCAAAAAGCCCCTAGTCTCAAGCTGGCGATAGAGTTGGATGCAAGCGGGGATGTCCATGTCCACCGAATTGCACCCTACACGTCTGGCAAGCTCTCTCCCCATCTTCTCCTCACGCTCCGAGACTAGGAGCCTGAAACGCTCGGCATGAGTGGAGGAGGAGAACTTGAACTCCATACCATGACGGTAAACGGAGTAGGGAGAAGCATCCAAGTCATACCAGACACCGTACTTGCTCGCTCCCATCAACACCTCCAATCAAGGGGAGGGCCATTCAACCCTCCCCGACAGTGCCTAACGGTCCTTGGAGGACATGAACTCAACGTTGAACACGGTGAGCTGCACGTCATGACGCTGGTTGCCCTCCTTATCCTCCCAATCATTAGCGCGAAGCTCTCCGGTGACAGCAACCTTGACGCCCTTGAGCAAGTACTCCTCAAGGGAGAGGGCACGCTTGCCAAAGATGGAGCAATTCAGGAACAGAGGGTCATCCTCGTACACCGTCTTGCGACCCTTCTTGACGGGCTTCTTGTTGTTGACGGCGATACGGAAGTTGAGGACCCCATTGTCCTCGCCAAGCTCATGCAGCGTGGAATCAGCAACAAGGTTGCCAGCAAAAGAACAGGTGTTGAGTGCCATATTAATTCTCCTCCGTGGTCTCAATCATAGTGGCGTTCTCGATGAACGTATGGGTCGGCATTGCATAAACGCGCTCACCCGTCTTGACGTAAGAAAGCATGGTACCCTGCGGAATGCGACCGATACCCAGCTTCTCACAAACAATCTTGCGAGCCTTGGTGTCGTTCATTGCGACCTCAAGAGCCTCCCCTTCATAAAGCGTCTGCGCGACCAGCTCACCCGTCTCAGTGATAAACGGCTTATAAGCTTTGAGCTGGTAAACCTCGAACTTGCGCGTGATAGTCTGTGCCATTTTAGTAATCCTTTCTTCTCGCACAGCCTGTAACGGACAACTCATATATTACAGCATTTTAAGGTGGCCGAATCGAGAATTTGCGTTTCACAGAAAGTACATATTTCATCAGATACGCGAAATCCTGATATCCACCTCCTTTACCTCATGGGTACCCATGATTCCAAGTGCAATAAGCTGCATATCATCGAAGGCCTTGAACAGATCCTTACCCTCGACAATCACAGTCGCATCGTCTTTCATCATCCCATCGAAATCGGTTGATGCAACATCAATGATATATTTCATCATCGCTTATCCCTCCTATAACGTTCCTCTCACATCTCACAAGTATCACCTGTGAGAATCCTAAAATCATAACAGTCACAACTAACCTACATAATCGCTACCACCCTATATAATCGAGCCACGCCAAAATACCGTTCAGCGCGAACACGTGCAAAACAATCTCATAAACAGCTCTAATCGTTAATTTAAAGTCACTCATTCTCAATCTCTCCAATCATAAAATCAATACATTGCTTCGCCTTGTGCAAGTCCTCTATCCCGTTCTTCCGCGACCATCGCCACAAGTACTTGAATGCGAAACCCCACCACACGTACAGCATGGCGCTGTAACCGACTTGCTCACCCATCATGGCCCGCATGGCGTCCTTGCATTCTATGCCGTCGTGGCAATAGTGATATGGCGCGTGAACATTGTCCATTGTTCTCCCTTCTCTAGGCATTAGCGCCTATATCAGCGCACTAGCGCTAGTACGCTGACTAGACGTTAAAACATGGTGCTGTTCAAAGTAAGAACAGTAATGCCCTTATAATTAGCTGTAATAGCCCAGCAATCGCCAAAATCAGCAGGTATCAAGGCATAAGTTTCTATCACTTGTTCAACAGTCGACATAGCTAAGCAAAAATTGGAACAGTTATAAATGTCGGTAGTTAACTCACCATCACGTAGTAGGGTAAAACAGATTATGTACATGGCTACTCCCTAATGATTGTAGACTCATAATTTTCTTCGCAAATCGCCAACTGCACACCTGTAAGGGTGTAAAAAATCGTCACCATCAATACGCCAATTATAGCGGGAGACATTACCATAATAATGCCGCCATAAGCGAATATCCATATGCGTATTTGGCAAATAGACGATAACACGCATACACCCACAGTCAACAGGCTCAACTGCCATTATCTCACGCAACCGTGCATAGACGCTATCAGCAGTTGAGCACATTACAGTGGCAGGATAGTTCCCGTTACGGGAAAAGTAAGTAATGTTTCCTTCTGTAAATTTCATGGTATCCCTTCTGATTGACAATAAATGCCATGTGTACGGATTGGCTACAATCCGCACACTGATAGCTATTGACTAGTCCAAATAATAGGCGTGATTGTAGGCCCGCGTGATAACGGCACGCATGGGCCTGTTATCGTCGGGATTGATAAAATCGAAACTCACCGTGAACGCAAACGTGTTCGCGCTAGTGACACAAAAGTCGTAGCCGTCGTACTTTTCGCACAATCCTTTGCAGTAGTGGTATGCTTGTACTTTGGCGGCGGAATACCTACCGTACACATCATCCAACGTATGACCTATAGCGCGAACACACGGAGCAGCTGTTTTAGGATGGACAGTAAAATCGTGTTTCACGTTAAGCATAGTTCTCCAATCATATTGTCGCGTTATCCACTTCGGATAGCGCCCACGTTGCGGTACTATTGTGCAGTACCGCAACTGTTGGCGTTATCGCTAATCGCCGTATTCCTCTTCAAAGTCGATATCACACATCGTGGCAATATCGTCTAGACACTCGCCCATAGTATCGCTATTGAACCAGTTAAACAGTTCATCAGCGAGTTTCCCCGCGCCCAAAATGTCGGTGAGCTTACAATATTTTTCGTAAGAATCCATAATATTTTCCCCTATACTGTTATCGCATTATCCCTGTTGGATAGCGCCCACGCTAGCCTATACGGAGGCCATATAGGCTAGCTGTTGGCGTTATTCAAAATCAGTATTAGAGAGAGAGAGTTTGATACAGCTTCCCTCCATATCGAACAATGAAACACTCCAAGCGTCGTTCTTACACTCACTGCGCTGTATATCCACGTGCATATTAAACACATTATAGGCGCTCTCAAAACTTTCATACTTGAGCGTGATATTACGCTCCATATTGCCAATATACTCATAGACATCAACGTGATACTTATCTGACATGATTAATTCCCTTCTCTATCTGTCTTCCCCTTTGACACTTATATAATATAACTATTCATAAGCCTATACAATAGTAATCTTATATAAGTTATATCCTACACAATTCTACAATATTCTCAACACAAACAGTTATTTCTCTATACTTACTTAAAGAATATGTAGGTAGATATGGGAATCTTTA